AAGGTTCTATCATCTATGACGCATTGGCGCCTGCTTGTTACGAGTTAGCTGGTTTTTATTTGCAGTTGAAAAATCTACTGCTAGATACATTTCCGCAGACCGCTATTGGTCAATACCTAGACTATAAGGTTGAAGAGTTCGGCCTGCATCGTTATCCTTCAAAAAAAGCAGTACGCTTTGCGGAGTTTAAAAATGAGAGAAAAGAAGGCGTACAAATCGCTTTGGGTTCTCGTTTTGCGACAATTGACGATACTGCGCTCATCTACAAGGTGGTTCGTGCAACAGATGTAGCTGGTAAGTATGAAGTAGAGTGTGAGACAACCGGTGTTGTCGGAAATCGCTACTACGGCAATATCTTGCCCTTGGAGAATTACAGAAACCTAGCTACTGCTGTATTGGGGGAAATTGTTACATCTGGCCAAGATGAAGAGACTGACGATGAATTGCGGAAGCGTTTCTTGATTTACGTCAATGAAAAGCCGTTTGGCGGTAACTTCATTGAGTATGTTCAGCGTGTACGTGAAATTGACGGTGTTGGTGCTGTTCAGGTTTATCCGGTGTGGAATGGCTCAGGAACGGTTAAAGTGGTTGTTTTAGACAACGACTTAAACTTGGCATCTACCGAGACAATCAAGAAGGTGCAAAACGTTCTGGATCCACTAGAATATACTGGAAAAGGCGTTGGACTTGCTCCTATTAATCATCGTGTGACGGTTACGACTGCGACACGTTTCCCAATTGATATTGAGTTTAAACTTGAGTTGATGACAGGATATCAGCTAAATCAAGTGAAAGAACTGGTAGACAAGACACTAGACCAGTATTTCTTGGACTTGAGAAAGAACTGGGCGCAATACTCAGATGTCAATACCTATAGCATGAAAATCTATCGCTCGCAGTTAATGGCCAAGTTACTGACCATTACAGGTATCGCAAACGTTGATAAGATGAAATTGAATAACCGTGAAGCTGATTTAGCACTTGTTTTTACTGGTCAATTACAACAGTTGCCGTATAAAGGAACAGTGAGGACAGTTTAATGGTAAAAGAAGTAAACTTATCTGAATACGTTCCAGATTACTACGAGGGCGTCAAGGATATGAAAGAACTGGTTCGAGTTGAAAACGCTCTGTTTAAAGACGGGACGGTCTCGTTAGAGCAGTTCATCAAGAACCAGTTTATTATGCTCTGTGACGTTCCTACCTTAACGAAATTTGAAGAAGTCTACGGTATTGTTGCCCACGCTGACGACACGTTGGAGTGGAGAAGAGAGCGTGTTTTGTTGCGGATCAATATGAGGCCACCATTTTCATGGTGGTTTTTAATTCGCAAATTAGACGACCTCTTCGGCAAAGGAAAGTACAAGGCTTCAGTAGATTTCGCTAATCAGGTTTTACTGATTGAGTCAGGAGCAGAAACGAGCGGACTTTTCAGAGAGTCAGTTATTTTTGTCAATGCAATCAAGCCAGCAAATATGGGATATACGCACATCCCAACAGTAACAGAACGAGTCAAGCTGAAAGAACGGTTATTCAAGACGTCGGTAGATTTCGCTAGAGCAGGTTATGCAGTTGTAGGAGTGACACCTTTTGAGTATGAAGGGCCACAAGAGGAGGTTTTATTCAATGATTAAAGAAGCGTTACTAAATACAGTTACAGAAACCGTACTAGCTAAAATCAACAAAGCAAGGCTGAACAACAATCAGATTGTAACGATACAGAAACAACGAGAACAACGTTTTGTCTTGATTGATTTCTTGGTACCAGACTCAATCAGAGAAATCAATAAGATTGAGTTGCTAGACAGTTCGAATGTATCTCAGTCTGTCATTGATGTGTACGTTCCAATTGAAACAACAACACGATTCAAATATAGATTGGAGGTGCTAACAGATGGCTAAAATTTGGCGGTCAAGAGATATCATCGGCGCTGAAGATGCACAACGATGGGAAAACAAAGCCGACGCAACCCATCATCATAAGGTATCTGATATTGATGGTCTTGAAGCGATTATCGGCAACCAAACAACAAATAAAGCGAATCAAGCAGACCTTACTGGTCACATCCAAAACCGCAACAACCCACACGGTGTCACTAAGCAGCAAGTGGGACTAGGGAATGTTACGAATGTTGAGCAAGCAAGTAAGCAAGATTTTCAAAATCACTTAAACAATCACAACAATCCGCATAATGTGACTAAGCAACAGGTTGGGTTAGGTAACGTAGACAACGTCAGACAAGCAAGTTATGAGTCAGTAGAGGCTTTGAAGCTTGAGTTCCAGGAACACGAAGATAGACTAAATGCTATCGAGTATATGTTCTTGCAGAACGACTTCACTGCTCCAATCCGTACAGAAGACGGTACAGAACATACCTTGCTTGCTGATGAAAACGGTCATGTGATTGTTGCAGATTGGAAATACATTATGGAGGTATAATATGGCAGTAATTAGTACACAGACGCGAAAAGTAACTGATTTGCCACAGGCTAGTCAGGTTAACAACTCGGACAACATCATGATTCATGATGGCCGTGGGTTGAAAAAAGTGTCTGTGCAGACATTAAAGAATGGAATCAGTAGCAATGTATCAGTAGCTACGTCGAGTTCGAACGGGATTGTCAGGCCAGATAATCAGACAACAGAGGTTTCAAATGGTGTGATGAAAGCCAAGACTGCGACTAGTGGGCAGGCTGGTGTGGTGCGACCTGATAACTCAACGATTACAGTCGATAGTTCGGGTGTTTTGCGAGTAAACAGGTCAGCTTTAAATATCCCAAGCTTACCGTCTGAAAACGTAGCCCACAAACTGATTAACCAGAACGGAAATCAGCAAATGAAGTACTGGTATGGGTCTAAAACACAATATAATGCAATCAGCACAAAAGACCCCAACACAATCTATGATGTGTATGAGTAGGTGATGCTATGGCTACAAGAGAAGGAATCTATGTCGGAGGACATGAGATTGTAGAACGATATGTTGGTTCAAGATTGGTTTGGGAGAAGTCGATGTTTGTAAAACAAATAGACGTCTCAGAAGAAATTTCGATTAGTGGTGGCGGAGAACTGACTGTTTCTTTGGTAGTGGAACGGAATGAATATAGAAATACAGGTCGTTGGGGCAATGGTAAGTTAATCACTGCAGGTCGAACAATATTAATCAAGTCAGCGACAGCGGAAATTTATACCGACAGCTGGAACAGCAGGTCTTACTACAAAGTTACTTTAGAGTTTTACAATCAGGCAGATAAAAATTATTTTTTGTCTAATCGTAATAATCGTTTTCAATTTTATTCTAAAAAGGGAAAGAGGTAATTAAACATGGAATTTGTATTAGTAAATAAATTTTTTAGAGTTGGCAAGACGGAAGTCTCTATTCAATGTGACAAGCCGTTTACTTTCTTCACTCGTGAGTTGGAGGGTGACCACTTGGGTGATACGGACGAAACGCTCATTGAAGCAGTCAAAGAGATTCTACGAACTGAACTTGACCCAACTAGTGCTATCGTTAAGAACCAAGAACAATTGGCTAAAACGACTGCAGCACTTGAACAAGCCAACCAGCTTATGGAAGGTATGCAGAAGGTCAGCTTGCATAATACTGACGATATCGAGGAAATCTTTGCACGCTTGGAAGTGCTTGAGAAACATAATGGCATTGAACACGAGCATGAGGATGAAGCAGAGGGACATGAAGAAGCACCTCATGTTGCCGAGCCAGAAACCCATTCTGCTGAACCGGCTCCAGTAACCCCACCAGTTCAACCAGAACCCCAACCAGTTACAGAAGTAGCCACAAATGGAGTTCCTAACGTGGTCGTATCTGAACCAGCACCAGCGCAACCAACTACTGAACAACCAGTAGCAGAAGCGCCTACACAACCTGCACCAGCAGTAGAACAACCAACAGAAAGCGAGACAGAACATGAAATTCCTACACCGACAAGCGAAGCGAGCACTAGTGAAAACAATGGAGGTAGCAACAATGAGTAAGATTACATTAGACCAATCTAAAATCGACATGTACATCAACCTGCTTAAACGTGGAGCGATTGACTTTTCATTTGTCAACAAACGCTTCCGAGATCGTGTGCGTAAAGAATTGGAACGCCTTGGCTTGAGTCATTTGGCGAACTAGCGAGGTGTTTATGGATGTCTTTGAGAAAATAGAACACTTTTTCACTAGCGTAATGCCAGTGCTAACTCCAACAATCATTGCTTGGATAAGCTATCGATTGCCGAAAAAAGCCAAAGAAGAAACAGATAAAATTGTCTCGGAACTAACCGATGTCAAGAAACAGATTGAAGATGTCCAGACTACCGCTAAAGATAGCAATTCCAAAATCGACGAAGTGCAAGAAAAATTAAAAATACACGATGAGGCGCATCTAAATACCATGAAGTTGCGCCTTGACCGTGATATGCGACGAGCTATTAATAGAGGATATACCTCTAGAGATGAATTCTCACTAGTGGAAAGTATGCATAAAAGCTATAAAACTCTAGGAGGTAACGGCTACATAGATCGTTTATTCAGCGATTTTGAAAAATTGGATATCAAAGAAGGCATCTTAATAGATGATTAGAAAGGGGGCATGGAATGGGATGTAGTAATACGACTAATTTGACTCAGGTTGACGGAGGCGTTCGTGTCAAGCAGGGAGATTTATCCTCTATTTTCGGATTTGAATTGCAAGATGAAAATTTCCGTGGTATTACTTCTCTTGAGGGGCAAGAAGCTCTTATAACCCTAACAAAAGATAAATATTGTTGGAAGACAAAAGCACTCGTCAAGGATCAATCTGTTAGTTTTAATTTAGACAGCATTCTGCCAAACGGTAAATATCGTGTAGAAATTTCGGCTGGGGGATATATTTTTCCAAGTGATCGAAAAACTTACATTGAAATTGAAGCGTCGGATAAAGAATTGGTTCTTGAGGTAGTTCATACTCTCAAAGAGCTGGACATCGCTGAAGAAGTTAAAAGACAACTTAGCGAAGGTGGAGCGTGTCCGGAAATTCCAGACCTGCTCATGTACTATAACTTAGGAAAGGTGTAAAACATGGATACAAGTAAATTAATTGCATTCGCTCAAGCATTAGGAGCGGATAACAAAGCGATGAAGCAGTTGGTCGATACAAAGATTGACAACGCTACGTTAATGCAGGCTATCGAGCAGGCTAAGACTGCCGTCAAGAATGACATCTTGGGCGATGGTGTCCCTGAAAATCTTGACACTCTTAAAGAAGTCGCTGAAAAAATCGCCAGCTTGAGTGGAGATGTTGAGACTGCAGTTGTGCAGAAATTGGCTGATCTCGGCCGTCGTATTGACGAGTTCGCCAACCTCGACTTAGTCGCAACGTATAATGCAGCGAAAGCGTGATATCTATGAATAACCTTGAAAGTCTAGCAACAGCTATTGGTACAGATATCAAGGATCTCAAGACGCAAACTGCCAACTCTCAAGAAAAGATCTCGGCTAATACAGAGTCCCTTAACCGCATCGCTACTCAAATGGACAGTCTTGCGACAAAATCAGAGGTCAAGCAAGGGATTGATAATCTTACGAAGACACTTGGGAAAGTTCAGGTCGGTGGTAGGAATTATTATCGAGATTCTGAGAAGATTCGAACAAGTACGCGTTTCTTTTCGTTTCCTTTACATCCATACCTTACCCAAGAAAATGTCGGGAAAACTTGGACTTTATCGTTTGATTTAAAAATCAATGAAAATGGCGAAATTCGCCCTCTACTTTTCTATCACTATCAAAATAATCGCTTCGGTCTGAAAGCTAGTGCATACATCACTCCAAGCAAAGAATGGCAACGGTTCACATTCACGGGTCCAGTTATCTTTCCGAACGATGACCCTCGTTATTCGAGGGGAGAGATGGCCTTGTATGACTACGGTGGAAATAATAATTATTCTGTGCGTAGGATTAAACTTGAAAAAGGGACTCTAGCGACTGACTGGAGCCCTGCGCCTGAGGATGCGCAAGCCCAAGTAATCGAAACTCAAGAGAGCTTGAGGGGACTTGAGCGCAAGTTTGAGACAATTGCTAGTGATGTTAAGATACTGAACCAAAAGCCTGAACCAAGGCTGACCTTGACAGGAAATACCCTCGGCATCGCTGGGGGTAATAATGTCACTCTGCCACTACCTGAAAACGTAGGCCATGAAATCCGTGGTACAGGCTCGCCAGAAGGCCGTATCACAGCCGAAATCGGGACGACCTATGTCGATGTCAACGTAACCAATGGCGCTCTCAAGTGGATTAAAGAGAAAGGTAGCGGAAATACAGGCTGGAAGGTCCTAATCGGTGATACTGGATGGAGAACCCTTAATGCAGTTTCAAAATTAGGAAGTTCGTTCGTGAAGATAAGACGCGTTAATAATCTAGTTACTTATCAATTTGGAGGGCTTTCATGGGGTTGGTTCGGAGTGATTAGACGTGGCGGTCAAGGATATTTTGAACAAGTTTCTGATAGAGAAAGGAATTGCATGATCATAGATTATCATGCAATTCCTGTTGGGTTTAGAAGTTCATCTTCATTGATTGGTACCATATATAACGATAATGGAATTGTTTATGGCACTTGGTATTTGGGAGGGAATACAGACACAAACCATCTGAGGTTTCAGTTCTTAAATCCTGTACCAACTGACCGAGATATTGGAGATATTCGTGTCAGTGCTGTCTCGTATATAACTGACGAAGATTGGCCATCAACATTGCCATAATAGAAAGGAAAAACATATGATTAACTGGAAATTACGACTACAAAATAAATTCTTTTGGCTGACTGCCATTCCAGCCTTCTTGCTTGTCTTGCAAGCTGGTGCAGCAGTCTTTGGATATCATCTGGATTTGGGTGATATCGGCAACAAACTGATTTTGCTTGTCAATGCGGTATTCGTGTTCTTGACTGCTATCGGTTTGGTCAATGACCCAACGACTAGCGGAATCACAGACAGCACACGAGCGCTAGAATATAAGAAACCAAGTGAGGAGTAAGTATGTCTAAAAAACAAGAAATGATTCAATTCTTCATCGACAAGGCCAATTCTGGCGATGGAGTGGATAATGATGGAGCTTATGGCTTCCAATGTGCTGACGTGCCTTGTTACGGGCTTCGTCATTGGTATGGTGTGACCCTTTGGGGGAATGCTTATGACTTGCTTGAGTCAGCACGTTCTCAAGGCTTGAAAGTCGTGTATGACGCTGACTATCCAAAGGCTGGTTGGTTCTTCGTGAAATCATACGTAGCTGGCGACGGTGTCAATTACGGGCATACAGGGCTTGTTTATGAAGACTCAGACGGATATACTATCAAGACAATTGAGCAGAATATCGATGGCAATTGGGACTACTTAGAAGTAGGTGGCCCTTGTCGCTACAATGAGCGGTCTGTCAATGAAATCGTCGGGTATATCGTACCGCCTGAAGAAGTTGAAACAGGCTGGCAACAGAACCAGTACGGTTGGTGGTGGGTTCGTGAAGACGGCTCTTATCCAACCGACAAATGGGAGAAGATCAACGACGTTTGGTACTATTTCGATGATAAAGGCTTCATGAAACGTAGTACCTGGTTGAATTACAAGGATGCTTGGTACTGGTTCACAGATTCAGGCTCTATGGCTACTGGCTGGGCTCGTATCAATAATGCTTGGTATTACTTCGATGAAGAAGGTAAGATGGTCACTGGTTGGATTAAACATAAGTTGACTTGGTACTACCTAGATCGTAAGGCTGGCAACATGGTATCAAATGCCTTTGTCCAGTCCGCAGACGGAACTGGCTGGTACTACCTCAAGGCAGATGGAACGCTAGCAGATAAGCCAGAGTTCACAGTAGAGCCAGACGGCTTGATTACAGTTAAATAAAAAGAAAGGAAACTTTCTAAAATGTTCTTTCACCGCAGGCTCAGGCTTGCGGTTTTTTTGTTTGTCTGAAACAAGAAATTATCTAACTGACCGACGTTGATGTCGGTCAGCAAAAAGATGGTTTGCCTGAAAAATTAGATCTTGTATTTCTATTTTGCAAAAACACGCATTTTAGACAATTAGAAACCAAAATCTCAATCCTATTGTGCAAAAAAGCGTTTTCTTGAACAATAGAAAGGGAGAATCGTGGTGTATTATTGTCAAAAACGGTGTTTTGTTAAAATTAAAAAATAATGATTTTTTCGTAACTTTTTATTTTCTTTTACGAATAGATAAGTAAGGAGGAAGAAAACATGAACATTTTAAACATTGAACTTACGAGTGTAGAGCAGACAGACTTAGGTTTTGAACATTGGATAGATGTGACTTACCAGGTGCCAATTTTGAAAAATAAGTATACAGTCAAACTATTACTTCTTATGGAATTCAAGGTAGAGGACCAGGAAGTAATTGAGTATCTGGTATCAACTTGGAAGTATCGGGATCTCGTGCTGCATTCATTGCAGATGTATGAGATGGAAAAAAGAAATAATTTTACTATCCTTTATTGAAATGTTGGTGGTCTTGCTCATCATCAGCGTGCTTCTCTTGCTCTTTGTACCTAATTTGACCAAGCAAAAAGAAGCAGTCAACGACAAAGGAAAAGCTGCTGTTGTTAAGGTTGTGGAAAGTCAGGCAGAACTTTATAGCTTGGATAAAAATGAAGATGCTAGCCTAAGTAAGTTACAAGCAGATGGGCGAATCACGGAAGAACAGGCTAAAGCTTATAAAGAATACCATGCTAAACAAAATACCAGTCAAACCGTTGCAGATTAAGGCCTTTACCATGCTTGAAAGTCTCTTGGTTTTAGGACTTGTGAGTATCCTTGCCTTGGCCTTGTCAGGCTCTGTCCAGTCCACTTTTGCAGCGGTAGAGGAGCAGATTTTCTTTATGGAGTTTGAAGAACTCTATCGGGAAACCCAAAAACGCAGTGTAGCTAGTCAGCAAAAGACTAGTCTAAACTTAGATGGGCAGACGATCAGTAATGGCAGTCAAAAGTTGACAGTTCCTAAAGGAATTCAGGCACCATCAGGCCAAAACATTACATTTGACCGAGCTGGGGGCAATTCATCCCTGGCTAAGGTTGAATTTCAGACCAGTAAAGGAGCGATTCGTTATCAATTATATCTAGGAAATGGAAAAATTAAACGCATTAAGGAAACAAAAAATTAGGGCAGTGATTTTACTGGAAGCAGTAGTTTCTTTAGCTATCTTTGCTAGCATTGCAACCCTCCTTTTGGGACAAATTCAAAAGAATAGGCAAGAGGAAGCAAAAATCTTGCAGAAAGAAGAAGTTGTGCGTGTCGCTAAGATGGCTCTGCAGACAGGTCAAAATCAGGTAAACATAAACGGAGTGGAGATTCAGGTGTTTTCTAGTGAAAAGGGATTGGAGATTTATCATGGTTCAGAACAGTTGTTGGCTATCAAAGAGCCATAAGGTCAAGGCTTTTACCTTGTTAGAATCCCTGATTGCCCTCATTGTCATCAGTGGAAGCTTACTTCTCTTTCAAGCCATGAGTCAGCTCCTTATTTCAGAAGTTCGCTATCAGCAGCAAAGCGACCAAAAGGAGTGGCTCTTGTTTGTGGACCAGTTGGAGGCAGAATTAGACCGTTCGCAGTTTGAAAAAGTGGAGGGCAATCGCATTTATATGAAGCAAGATGGCAAGGACATCGCTATCGGTAAGTCCAAGTCAGACGATTTTCGTAAAACAGATGCCAGTGGACGGGGTTATCAGCCGATGGTTTATGGCCTCAAATCCGCACAGATTACAGAGGACAATCAAGTGGTTCGTTTTCGTTTCCAGTTCCAAAAAGGCTTAGAAAGGGAGTTCATCTATCGTGTGGAAAAAGAAGAAAGTTAAGGCAGGTGTTCTCCTCTATGCGGTCACCATAGCAGCCATCTTTAGTCTTTTGTTACAATTTTACTTGAACCGACAAGTCGCCCACCATCAAGACTATGCTTTGAATAAAGAAAAGTTAATCGCTTTTGCCATGGCTAAACGAACCAAGGATAAAGCAGAGCAAGAAAGTGGGGAACAGGCCTTTAATCTGGGTCAAGTAAGCTATCAAAACAAGAAAACTGGCTTGGTGACAAGGGTTCGTACGTCTAAGAGTCAATATGAATTCATCTTTCCTTCAGTCAAAATCAAAGAAGAGAAAACAGATAAAAAGGCAAAGGTAGCGACCGATTCAAGCGAAAAAGTAGAGAAGAAAAAATCAGAAGAGGAGCTTGAAAAGAAAGGGAATTTCTAGCCAATCAAACTACTTTGTGCTAAACTAAAAATATGAAACATGATTTTAACCACAAAGCAGAAACTTTTGATTCCCCTAAAAATATCTTCCTTGCAAACTTGGTTTGTCAAGCAGTCGAGAAACAGATTGATCTTCTATCAGACAAAGAAATTTTGGATTTCGGTGGAGGGACGGGTCTGTTAGCTTTGCCCCTAGCCAAGCAGGCCAAGTTCGTCACTCTTGTAGACATTTCTGCGAAAATGCTGGAGCAAGCTCGCTTGAAAGCGGAGCAGCAAGACATCAAGAATATCCAGTTTCTGGAGCAAGATTTACTGGCAAATCCCTTGGAGCAAGAGTTTGATCTCATTGTTGTTTGTCGTGTTCTTCATCATATGCCTGATTTGAATGTGGCTCTCTCACTGTTTCATCAACATTTGAAGGAAGATGGACAACTCCTAATTGCTGATTTTACCAAGACAGAAGCTAAGCATCATGGCTTTGATATAGCTGAACTGGAAAAACAGCTAATTGATCATGGTTTTTCATTTGTACATAGTCAGATCCTCTATAGCGCTGAAGACCTGTTTCAAGGAAATTACTCAGAACTCTTTTTAACAGTAGCCCAAAAATCACTCGCCTAGTCAGGGAGTGATTTTTTTAGGTACGACGGGCATGACGTTCATCTGAGGTGTGAGTCCTCCGTGGGCACCTGCTACCGGTGAACCAAATAGCGATTCCAAAGTCTGATTATCATGAGCTAGTAGAGGGAGGAAGGGATAGCGAAATCGTGGCTCTACGAACAGAAAGAGCATAGAAAGTTGTATATAGTTTTGAAGTCTTTTGCCTGTTTTACTAGTTTTATACCGAAAATATACACACTATCTCCGATATATATATATCAAATAAATCAATTTGCTGATTTTATTACTATTTTTGGCGTTGTTTGATTTGCGGAAATATCAATGTTATATAGCCTTATACATAGAATTGAATAATAAAAATTTTTTATAATGAGCTTATATTGAGTTGACTTAATATATTCAAAGAAGTAGAATATAATTAGGGAAAAATACCTTTTTAGAAGAAGGAGTTAAATATGTTTTTTAGAAGACAAAAAGGTGAATATAGAGAGACGGATCGTGTGACCCGTTTCAAGTTGATCAAGTCAGGTAAGCATTGGTTGCGTGCCTCGACCTCTCAATTTGGACTCTTTAAAGTCTTGCGTGGTGGTGTAGATGCTGCTCAGGTAACAACTGAAATGATCGAAGAGCAATCAGCAAATACACTGACTGGACTGGATATCCTGAAAGGGATAGCCGCAGCAGGGACGGTACTTGGAGGAGCAGTTGCAACACAAACAACTGTTTATGCCAACGACGCTCTAGAAAAGACAGTAGAGTCAAATCAAACACTTGCGAACACAGACACAGTAACTTTGGGAACAGTAAAAGATCAGGAGGGGGCTCAAGCCGACAGCCTATCAGTTTCTGTCAGTCAAAGCCAATCCTTGTCTGAGGAAGCTTCCAAGAATGCAAGTAAGCATCTTTCAGAAAGTGAAAGCCAATCAGTAAGTACGTCAACAAGTGCTTCTGTATCAGCAAGTACATCTGCTTCTGAAAGTGCAAGTACAAGTGCATCTGAGTCAGCCTCAACAAGTGCTTCTCAATCACAAGCTGGAGTAACTTCTGAACTTGCAAAACCAGCAACATCAGAGACAGCTTCAAACAAAGAGACATCTGTTCGTAAGGAAGATGCTGCTAACACAACAGCTGACGCAGCTCTTTCAAAAGTTATCACTGAAAGTCTCGCATCTCTACAAGCAGTCGAAACTCGTTTGAGTCAAATCACATCAACAACTTCAAGTTTGGTGGATACAACGACAACAGCTGCCGTAGCGGCTACAGTATCTGCTGAGAGCAACAAGAAAGCTCAAGAAGACCGCAAACGTCTATCTAAAATCTCAGCGACTATGGGTGAATACCTCGCTAAGTCTATCGGTCTGCCAAATACAGAAGCAGCGGTTGCTAAGGTCAATGCAGCTGTAACAGCTATCGAAGAAGCGCTGAAAAATCCAAACGCTGACTTGACAGATGTTATCAAGCAAGCTATATCTGCGCAAAACTCAATCGTCAACGCTGTTCTCCGTGCTAATAACGGTAAACGTAGTGTGCTAAATGGTAGACAGATGGAGCGAGGAGTTAGCTTTAGGGAGGTAGCGCCTGAGAATACTCCAGGAAATACTAATTTGGGAAAGGCTACAGTTGCCTATGTGATATCAGAGGCAGAATCAAAGAGTGATCCTTTGGCAAATGGATACAAACCTGGTACCTATATCTATGCAACAGAAGGACGACAGGGAAATAACCAAGCACCTGGTCCGGCTAATATCGCCACACGAGTTGAAGTGAAAAATATTCGTAACCAAGTTTATATGACTTCAACGAGACATGGTAATACGACAGAATGGGAAGTTACTTTTAATAATACTGGCGCATATCATGATAATCCTTATTTCTACTTTACTGTACCAAAAGGCCATGTTATTAATCGCATGGAAGTTTGGCAAAAAGATAATGCTAATTCAAATTCAACATGGAATTTGTTAGGGAAAAGTGAAGGAAATAATACCAACGAGGCTAGTAAGGCTTTTCTAAGTAATTCTAAAAGTGAATTCCTCAGAGCAGCTATTGGGAATGCTAAAAATAATGGTGGTGGATCTTACTATGATAATGTGGCTGGTGTAGGTCCGAGTGGTGTTGGTCGAGGTTCGCTTACAAGCTTGCGAGACTTTGCCTTTAATAATCCAGATGCATACTATCAGACAGATAAAATATCGGATAAGATAAAAAAGGCTGGGGACTTCGCCTTTAATACTATCGAAGAGGCTACAGCTAATGTATTTGCCATTAATCCTAGAGGCTCTGCTCGTCAGGAAGTATATAAATTCAAATATACAACGACTAGTCCAACAAATACTGATGATTTTTATATGGCTGGTTTCCGTTCCTTAGAAAATTCTCGCCATAGAAACTACCTACAAATGAATGGTTCTCCAGAACGGTATTGGTTGGAGTTGAAACCAGGTATACCATCTGCATTCTTGAAATGGAGTGGTGATATAAGTTCATTGGCACCATATGATATTTCTACAATCGCGAATGTTTATGATAAGGTGACGGGGGAAAAAACTTCTCTTGCTAGAGGTAATACTACCTATGAAATTGTCGGTGTTACTAAGGACAGTAATGCAATTCAATTTGATGCAGGGAATAAAAGAGGTGGAATTGAACTATCTAAAGGCGACTACAAGTTAAGTGCTCGAAATTCAAACGGTACTTCTTACAATCTTCCATTTAAGATTGTAACATTGTCTGATGCATATGAACCTGTAATTAATAAATCACAGACTAATGGTCAGGTTTCTCAGGGGCAGGTGGTTCCTGCCGCATCTGTTATTCAAAAATTTGAAGATAAATCATCAACGATCCCAGGTTTTGTAAAACCAAGTGATTCAAATTTTTATAAAAACGCTGTAAATGGCGGTCCTGGGGGATCAGAAGTTATTCCGACTACTACACCTACTTCTGGTGTAGCTACTGAAGAAAAGTTACATGTTCAGAGAGTTGAATGGGTTGGTGGTAGCGATAAGATTGGTTCAGGAGTAGGGGAGAATATGGCTGTAAAAGCCACAGTGGATGGTAAAGAAGTTTACTTAACCGTACCTGATGATATGGAACTCTCAAGATTGGGAGATAGATTAACGAATGCTGATAAACAGAAAATTCTTAACTACCATGGGTTAGTTGGAAAAGCACAAATTACTGGTGATAAAATAGGTCTGAGCAAGCAAATTAGAACAATTTATAAAGATAATGTAGGTGGAGACTCTGTCGATACCTCAGAAGTATTCTTTGAAAATGTTGCTAAGTCAACAGCAACAAGACCAAATGTTGATCCTAAAAATGATGGTAGTGTGGTTGTTAGTCCTGCGGGCGATAATGATAAAGTGACTATATCCTATACACCGACTAAGCCTACAACTGCTAACACTACTACTCAAATTACGATTAAAAAATCTGGAACTAAATGGGAAAATACTGATCCTCTTCCAGCTGGTGTGACTTTAGATAAATCGAATGGTAATGTGACTATTTCCGAAGAGGCAGTCAAAGATAACACTCCAGTTAATGCAACGTCTTATAACTTTAACTCAGATGGAGCGACAACCACTGCTACTGCAAAGGCACCGTATAAAGCCAAAACAGATCGTTTTTATGCCGTGGAAGGTGAGGATAAGAATCAACTCAACGCTCGTGACTTTGTTGTAGATGGTAATGGTGGAGCACTACCTTCAGGGACAAGTGTTAAGTGGAAAGATAGCACCCTAGATTTATCAACTCCTGGTCAGAAAAAAGCAACCTTGCTCGTTACTAAAGGAAGTGAGACTAAGGAAGTTGAGTATCATTATACGGTTTATCCGAAGATTAAAGCGAGAACAGAAAACGGAATCACAGGCAAGTTCTTTGCATTCAAAGGAACGAAAGAAGCTAACCTCAGTAAAGTTGATGGAGGTTGGGCTAATCCGTATGGTAGAAATATAGAGGGATATACAAATCTAAATGATTTGAAGGCCAACAGTGATGTTAAATGGTCCTATAAGTATCGTTTAAATGGTACAGGTGAAGAAAAGGTAACCGCTGTTGGAAAAGACACGTTTGGTGAAGTATGGTATACAACCAAGGAGGAATCAAGGTGGCCGGATCCTGTAAGCCACAAGACGACTTATACTGTGACAGCTGTCTATCCAACAGGTCGCTTTGGAGCGGAGTCGGATCCTACTCGTGCTTTGAAGAGCGAGACAACTTTTGAGTATACGGTAGTTGATCCAGTAGCCAAACAAGATTATGTTACAACGGTTGGTAATACAGCTCCTTTGAATGAGATTATTAATGATCCAGGCAAGGCGATTAAGAATTCTAGGGATGGTGTGCCGATTCCAGATGGTCCGACAGCTGCGACTAAGACCACTTACAGCTGGGTATCAGCTCCGGGTGCTAGCACAGTAAGTACACCAGGTATCAAAAAGGAAGATGTCATAGTTACCTTACCAAAAGGAGCACAAACTAAGGAAAATAGTCATGCAATCGTTCCTGTAACCATCAAAGTCAGACCGAATCCACCGCAGATCTCAGCGGATCAGGTAACGAATACAGGTGGTCTTCCAAATAAAGGAATTACCGTAACGAATGCATTGCCAAATGCGCAGGTCACCTTGACAATCGGTGGTAAGAATCTTACTAAACAAGCAGATGGTAATGGAACTGTAACCTTCTCTTCTACTGATGTTGCAGATGGTAATGGATTGTTGCCAACAGGAGACGTAACAGTTAAACAAAGTCAGGAATTCCTTAACCCTGTAACGAATAGAAAAGAAACATTGGAATCAGATGTAAGCACAGTTGCGATTACAGCTGAAGAAGAAAAGCCACAAGTTGTTGATACAGTAGTCAAAGTAAAAAATGCAGATAATACATTGTCAGATGCTCCTAAATCAATGGAGAATGGCACTCCTGTGTATACTTTCTATTCTGGAGATTCATTAGAATTTACAGCTAAGTTCAAAGATAATAGTGGTGTTATTAAAAATACAGAAGTTCGTAATGGAGGCCCTGGTACTCCTGAAATTAACAATCTTTTCCATAATGAAACATGGGGAACAACTGTTATCAATAAAGTAACGACTAAGACTACAGCTACTGCTAACCAACCAGCTACAACAACCGTTACAGGAACTATTAATGCTGATTTGAGTTATAATTCTCGTAATCAGATTACACGTTCTATAACTGCAGATGATTTTTCAAATCGTCGTTCAGATGGAACTACCTTTGTTTTGAAGCAGGGTGAGTTGAAAGATAGATTGGGTGAAGTGAAGATTCCCCCAATAACAGTTCGAGATATCAGCAAATTAACTGATACAGACAAAAAAACTATCAAAACTGCTGTTGAAAATGCTTATCCACAGGCTAAACATCGTATCAGTACCTATACTCAACAGAATGATGGAAGTGTCCTAATTACCTATAAAGATGGAACGACAAGAACAGTTACCCCTACACTAGAGCAAAATTATCAAACTAGATCAGAGCGCTTTTACGCGGTTGCTGGAGAGAATTCTGCTACATTAACGGCTCGTAATTTTATCAAATCTGCTGATGGTACAGAATTGCCTGCCAATACAAATGTAGTTTGGAAAAATGGAGCTCCAGATTTATCAACACCAGGTGAAAAAACGGCAACCTTGACGGTTACTGATTCTAAAGGTGTATCTAAAGATATTACTTATAACTATACCGTTTATCCAAAGGTTGAGGCTCATAGCCGTAATGGTGTATCAGAATTTTATGCCTTTAAAGGGACTGAGGGACGGGATCTTGATCGTATTCCAGAAGGAAGATCAGGAAACTGGGCCAATAATATTGGTGGAACTATTCAAGAATATACGAATCTTAAGGATTCGAGATTATCAGGTACGAAATGGTCTTATAAGTATAAGTTGAATAACCAAGGTGCGGAGATTACAACACCTGCCGATAGCCGAAGCTTTGGTACTGTATGGAACACAACTGGTTCTGAAGGTAAGAGTCATAGTACTCGCTATACGTTAACTGCTACTTATCCAAACGCTAGATTTGGAGGAGCTGCTTCGGCAGATAATCCAGCCTTGACAAGTGATACCAGCTTTAATTACACGGTAGTTGATCCAGTGGCAGCTCAGCCAGAGTTTGTCACTACTGCCGGTGATAAGGCTCCGATAAAGAACATTCTTGATAATCCGGGCGCTGCATTGAGAAATTCTAATTCAGCTGTCGCATTTCCAAGTGGTACTACTTATAGTTGGGAAGAAAGATTAAGTGATACGGAATTAGCAACTCCTGGTGTCTATACTAAGAAGGTTAGAATCAATCTTCCTCAAGGTTCACACAATGGGGAGGGAAATACCAGAACAGTTCCCGTAACGATTAAAGTGAAACCTAAAACACCACAAATCGCGGATAATCAAGTTAAGTTGCAAGGAGGTCTGCCGAAACGTAGTATTACAGTTACAGATGTGACACCAGGTGCGACAGTGACCTTGACGATTGGTAATCAGATAATCAAGAAAGAGGTTCCAGCTGGCGCAACAAGTGTTACATTTACCCCACCTATTAATCCAAGTTCACCGAATAAAAATAATGGTGAAATAGATTACACAGCCTTTCCTAATGGAGTGCTTCCCACAGGTGAGATTACTGTGAAGCAGGAAAAAGAAGTGACTCTCCCAGGTGGCGGTAAGGAAACATTAACTTCTGGAGTAACTACGAAAGAAATCACTAAGGAAACAGAAGCGCCAAAAGTTACTGTTAAGGTTCAAGTTCTTCGTGATGGCAAGTGGGTAGATGCTCCTAAAGATTCACAGGGAAGAAATAAAATCTATGCGGGTGACCAGTTCCGTGTTAGAGTTGAAACTTGGGATAATAGTGGAAAAGTTACTCATATAGAAGCTTGGAACAATGAGACTAATGAACAGTTGAACTATGTTACAAGAAATGTAATTGATCATTCTACAGGAGGGATTGCTAATCAAAGAACAAATAAATTAACAGATGCGTCTCAAGCACAGCCTTATACTCATAATTTAACGAGTGATGGAACTTATAATGCTAATCAAGTATTTAATCCAAGCAAAGATTATACTAATACTGCAACACCAGATAATGATGATACACCCAATATTTGGACACGTTTTGCAAGGGTTAAAGATTTGTCTGGCAATTTAAAGGTTGAAAAGTATGTCATTGTACAAGCTCCGTTGAGTGAGAAATATACTCCGAATTCTCCAGTAATTCAGGTGGAAAATCTTACTACACCAACAGAAGCTGATAAGAAAAAGATTCGTAAGGCGATTGAAGATGCGAATCCTAATATGCAGATAAAAACTGTCTCTGTAGGTAGAGATGGTACGGTCACAGTTACCTATAATGATGATACGACGGATATATTTAAGCCCTCAGCATCAACCAGTGCCGTAGCGTCTACTTCAGCGTCAACAAGTGCTGTAGCGTCTACGTCAGCCTCAACAAGTGCCGTAGCGTCTACCTCAGCGTCAACAAGTGCAGTAGCGTCTACCTCAGCCTCAACAAGTGCGGTAGCCTCTACATCAGCAAGCACTAGCGCAGTAGCATCTACATCAGCAAGTACAAGTGCCGTAGCGTCTACCTCAGCGTCAACAAGTGCGGTAGCGTCTACTTCAGCGTCAACAAGTGCAGTAGCGTCTACCTCAGCAAGCACAAGCGCCGTAGCGTCTACGTCAGCGTCAACAAGCGCAGTAGCGTCTACGTCAGCGT